CTGACCACTCCGTAAGCCTGTTGATGAGAGAATACCGGTCCTGTGGAGTCCGTAGCGTCTTACAGAATACAGCTCGGACAGGTGACCCTTTGTAAAAGTCACCGCCACAGGATTCCCGAAAGGGTCCCTCAACAAAGGACTTGGCCTCATTCACAGTATGACCCAGGAGGTGCAACAAGCGACGTACACTAGCCACAACCTTTCGGCTGCAGATTATGTCGTCACCGAAGACCCCCCAGGATGCGCTGCTTATCTGATCGTTGGCCGCCCGCGTGGGTAGGCCGTGATGGATCAGCGCTGAGACCACGACTGCTGCGAACACAATCGTCTCTAGTGGAAACGTATAACCGTTCCCCATTGAAGACAGCATGTGTAGCTCTAGCTCGCTACCATCTGGTAGTGTGACGGAGGGATGTCGACCTATCTCTAGCCAGGAGAACAACCCTGGTGGGAGTATGGTCTTCATTGCCCTGTACCCGTTAAGGTCGGAGGCGCTCTTCAAATCGAGAGTTGAAATCTCGTTATAGAGCGACCCGTACCTAGCTAGTTCGCGATTCAACTCAGGTTGAGTGGTAAGGTCAATTCCGAAGAACGACCGAAGCCCGTTCCTGAGAATCTGCTCTACGCCGAGCTGGTAAAGTGTATTCAGCGAAGCCTCGATGCAGATTGTCCGCGAGCAGTCCCTATCTTTTGGGGCGAAGGTAAGACGACTACCCTTGACTATCTTAACCGGTCCAAACTCGTCGATCCTGGCCTCCTCGGCCCGGTCGTAAAGTTCCCGGTCTTTAGTATAGTCCCTGTACAATTTATACAGGAGGTGTGACGAAGACGTCAGCTCACTCGAAAAAAGCTTCGTATAGAAGCTCTCCCCGATAGCGCCTAGGCTCGACCCAGGACCGGTCTTTGCATTCGAGAAGATCTGAATGTGAGAACCGATGATGGGCTGTCCATCTTGGTGATAAAAGTTATCCAGCACGCCTTTTAGCGTATTGAATAGAGCTTCATCCCAAGGCGTCTCAAGGCGTAGCTCCCAGTCCCGGCAGCGATCGTTTGCTGCTCGGAACTTAGCTAGCGCGTTCGCATCAGCCTCAGCGGACTGCTCGTCCTGGAACTTACGGACGAAGTCTCTGGCTAGCTGGTACGCCGCGAATTGCTTAGTGGAGGAGCCTATTGGGGCAACGAGCTGATCCGTTTCCGGGTCAACCCATTCCGCCAAATCACACCGGAGGGTCTGGTAAAGAGCAGATGCACTAATGCGCATCATGTGTTCACCTCTCACAAGTTGTTAACAACAAACGGAGATTAGATGGTTCCTAGGGATGACACTGGAAGATCGCCATAACGAACTCCGCAATTACGCGGCAGATGTCGTCAAGCATAATCACCTCCAACGTCAGCTCCGGCAGTAGACTGTCCACGGCATCTACCCTTATCTAGGGGTAGGGAGCTAGGACTAGAGAACACCGGAGACACAGGTTTCACCAATGCCAGCACTCTGCTGGTACAGTGAGCCAATTCCTGCGGAAACCATTGCCCTCACCTCGGCGGCAGAGTACGAGTCACATCCGGCCGGGATTTCGAGTTCAACTCGAAACAACCCGATCGCTGGTACCTGATTTGCTGCAGGCAACATGCCCTTGCGGACGATCTGCTTGTACGTGTTCCGAGGTATAGAG